TGCTCGTGCCGATGCCCACGCGACCATTCGGGAGAATCCGCATGGCCTCATTATTGACGGAAAAGGCTAAATATCCGCTAGAACCTTGATTACCAATAATACTGGCGGCGTCACTTGTTCCAAATTGAACTCTAGCGCCAGTTTGCATAAAGAGGTTTCCTCCGCCAACAACACTTACGTTGCCTGCCACTTCAAGTTTTTGAGAAGGAGTGGTCGTGCCGATGCCTGTATTGCCACTTGATGTGACAGTCAACCTCGTAGAGGTGTTGCCATTAGTGCCAGCAAAGATCCGGAAATCGTCACCGCTGGCGCCTATAGAGACGTTAGTGGGGTCAGTGGATGCACCTGATGAGAACTCAATCCTGGAGTAAGTAGCACTGGATGCAATACGAACAGGGTTGTTTAGGGCCGATTCGACGGTAAGGGGTCTGGCTGGATTGCTCGTCCCAATACCAAGGTGGCCGCTGGAATCGATAACCATCCGAGCAGATTCTGTGCCGTCCAGAGTGGTTCCTGAAGCAGCAGTGTGGAAAGCAATATCACCCCCACCTGTCCCACTTCCTGCTTGAGCAATAATGCCAGCTTGAATTCCAGGGGCATCACTATCGTTGCCTTCAAAGATAATTCCACCAGTAACTTGACCGTTCGCCTGTGAGTTGTCCGTATCTTCAATGCGAATCAGGTTTTTAGCATTAGACCAGTTTGACCCGATAGCTGAGTTGCCTCCTTTAATATGCAGCTTATCCTCAGGATTACTCGTCCCGATGCCCACGTTGCCGTTAGGCTGGACTCTAATAAGTTCGCCATATGTGGAATCACTTATCCGTAAGTTACCACTAGTATCGCGCCCAATGGAATAGTAAGAAGTTGCGTCGGTATGTGATAGGCGTAAGAGCGTGGCGGCGTTGGAGGCAGAAAGGTGCAGTGCTGCAGACGGACTGCTCGTCCCGACACCAACGTTGCCGTTCGAGCGCACGCGCACTTTTTCAGAACCGCCAGCATGGATTACAGCGTCATTACCAGTAGCACCAACTCTGACATTTAGGAGGTCGGTGCTTGTAGAAGCAATATTTACCCAAGCTGAAGATTGATCTGATTTAAAACTAGAAACCACAGTGCCGCCGGTGCGACTAACTTCAAGAGGAAAGATGGGATTTGTGAGTCCGATACCCACCTTCGAACCACTATTGAATAAACTTACAACCCCACTACTTTCTGTCCAAGGATTAGCTGCAGTTACCTGAGAAAGAGCGTTATTAGCAGTTGTATTAGCTGTGTTGGCAGTAGTAAGAGCTGTGTTGGCAGTATTTAGAGCAGTAGTTGCGTTGGTGTTAGCAGTGTTAGCAACACCAGAGACAGTGTTAGCAGTATTTAGAGCAGTAGTTGCGTTAGTGTCCGCAACATTAGCCGTGGTAACAGCAGCATTAGCACTTGACACTGCTGCACTAGCATCAGATGACGCGGCAGTAGCAGCAGTATTAGCGGTATTAGCAGTAGTATTTGCAGTATTAGCAGTGGTGTTCGCGGTATTTGCTGTAGAAAGCGCTGTGTTTGCTGTTGCTGTGGCACTGTTAGCCGCATTCAAAGCGCTGGTTGCGTTAGTGTCTGCTGTATTAGCAGTTGTTACAGCTGAACTAGCATTGGTGGAAGCTGTATTAGCAGTCGAAATAGCAGTATCTGCTTTAGTATTTGCAGCATCAGCTGTAGCTTTTGCGCTTTGTGCTAGTGTGTCACTACTACCAGCTTGAGTATTGATCTCCTCAATAGCAGACTTCATAACAAAGAAATTGTTATTTAGATCTGCTGCTTTAATAGAATTACCAGGGAAAAACTCAGCTGGTAACGGATCAATATCAGTGCAACGATAGATTAAAATCCTTTGGTTATCTGCTGGTGCAGTATTGAACTTAATAACGGTAGGATTAAGGAAGGACCAGTTAGAATTACTAACAGACACCCATGCTTCTGTAGCTGTATCATAAAAAGCTACATAAATATCTGATTGACTATAATATTGAAATGTAATTGAATATTCAGTTACTGCACCATTGCCGGTGTATTCATTTGTTGAAGGGGTGTTATTAGCACATAGTGTCATGGTTATCTAGTTGGAATTAATAGTTCTGTTGTCCTATTGTTCTGACGATCTAGCTCTTGCTCAAATCGACGTTGATTTAGTTCACCACCAGATTCTTCATTAATCCTGTGGATAGCTGCTTCTTTAGCAAGATTTAGCTCCTTATCAAGCATGATATGGATACTGCCAAAGTCTTGAAGACGTGGAGGTAGTTCGTTATTAGCACGGGCTTCTTTAAAGGCAGCCCTAAACTTCTTACCATCTACAGTCTGCATGATTTTTTGAACAGCCTTTTTAAATGTCCCGTCTTGGCCAATGTACTTATAGACCTGAGCTTGTTCTTGAATAGTGAGTTTCAGACCTTGACCATCAGTCATCATTGACGGACGGTGGTCATACTCGATATCCATAAGGAATTGTTTCTCATCGCTAATCTTTCCGCTTACCTTCCAAGGACTGTAGGTGTTGTAGACACGAGCAATGAAGTTACCAGGCTCATTAATTAAGTCACCATCAAACCAGTCATACTGCTCAGGCAACATACCTTTTGCAGGTGTTCTGTTAGCCATCATTGCAAAAAGATTTTCTTCGACAACACGCAGCTCTGGACTGATTAGACGGGTAAGCTCAGCCATCTGACTGGATCCACGGAACACAGTAGAAGGCAAGAATGAAGACGCCCAACGGTTGATAGCAGCAGGGTTACCGGACACGATGTCATAGATAGGTTCAATACCAGCAAGCATTGACTTATCAGTAATAGATGCACTGAGAATGAATCCCACTGCATTTAGGTTCGTTGCGAGGCTGTTCTCATCAAGAGAATCAAAGTTATCCATGATGTCAGCGGTCAGTGCAAGCCAGTCAGTGACAGGACCAAGGTTGTCGTAGCTCACCCAGTTACCACCAGGCATTTTGATTGACCTAGGTTTCCAATCCAAATCACGCCGCACACGTTGCTTCTGCCTGTCGTAATGACCATTACCAGTCATACGATCATTCATGAATAGACCAACAGCACTCATAGTTGCTAGTGCGCCAATAGCCTTACGACCTTTAAGTTCAGCTCTAATCGCGTTGTAGTTAGCCTCAGCAAACTCATCCATAGGAATACCTCTAGATGACAGAAGCTTCTCAACCTTTTGAATAGGCATCTCCTCAAACGGCAGGCTAAAAGCATTGAGCTGATTAGCAAACACACCCACAGGGTTATGTGTGCCGAACAACTGAATCATATTGACAGGTGTCTTATTAAACAGCAGGAACGGACGCAGACCAGGAACACGATTCAAGAATGCAGAGATACCATCAGTGAGCTTGTTATCCAAGTTCATAGCGATCTCACCAGAAGCCTGTTTAACAGCCTTGTCAGTGATGATCTCTCGACCCATTGAATCTTTGCTCCAGATCTCTTTGTATGCTTGCTCGTATGCTTGCTGCAGATCGTCTGGTTTGACAGAACCAATATTGACGGCATCAAATGCTTTGCCTCTAGCCTCTGCAACACCAATAACCGCTTGAGTAAAGCCGTCTGTAGCCTGCATAAGGCGTGTACCAAATCGCAGCCAGGGATGGTCAGCAAGAGCTTGAATCTCTTCGACCTGAGCCATCAATGCTTGCGGTCCATATTCTCCGTTCTTAGCCTTAGCATCTGCATAGGCATTGAGGATCTCAACCTGCTTTTCGTTCTTACGAATCAGCATGTCGCGACCTGCAACACCTGCATAGGTAGGGTCCTTAGCTGAGCGAGACATAGTCTCACCGAAGTACTTCATACCCTTCTGCATAGCCTCTGTGAAGGCTCCGTACTGATACATACCTCTGCGTAAGGTATAACCATCTCCGTGCGCCAGAGCGCCAGCAAACGTAGCTACAGGACGTTCGATAAGTAAGGCACCTGCAGAAGCAACAGCTTTGATAGGTGTAGCAAAAGCAGATAATGTGCTGTTATAAACGTTGGACCAGAAACCCTGCATGATTACAGAAGGGATTTCAGGTTGTAGGTCTATGAGTGCCTTCTTAATAACACCAGTTGACTGTCGGAAGTAGTTATTTAGAGCATCAATACTACGAACATTACCATCAGTAGCCTCATAAGCAAGTAGCAGAGGCTCAAGCATCTGAGGATTCTTTTCTTTAATCTCACGCATCGTGGCGACAGT